TCCCATGTTGCCAATTCAGATGCAAAACTTGTTGTACTTAAATTAAGTGCCGATACAGGTTCTTGATCGACTGCAATACCAAAATCAAAACTGACAGTAGTACTTGCCTCTAACATTGGTGCTACAGATGAAAAACGTTTTATTGATGCTCTGTCACCGAAATAGTTATAAGCAGTAGCAATATCACCAGTAATAGCTGCATCCACATCTGCAAATCCTCCAACTTTAAAAACTACACCAGATGCACCGCCAAAATAGGTATCGCCATTATAGCTTCCCCAAACCCTTGCAGGTATTCCCTCAAAGTTACACCATGCATTTATAATAGGGTTAAAGACGTGCTGATTATATGGATCAGTACCATCACCTGTTGGATAGTTAAAATATATCTTTGTGCCGTCTGGTGAGACAAATGTCTGCCAACCTGTTGTTGATCCTTTGGAAGCAACCTGTGCAATCACTGTACCTCTGATCTTTTCTGATAACGCTGCTGCCCTTGTGCCGATAACATCGTTTTTCATAACCTGCGATAAAGCTATATAACCTTCTTTGGTTGATACTGCTAAATCACCGCCAAACTTTGCAACGCTTCGTGGCTCATTGACAGGCTCTGCAATTCTAAAAGAGCCTATAAGACTAAAACCACTACTAGGATTAGAACCAGAGTAAACTAATACTTGTCCACTCGATAATATAATTGCCAGTAAATCATCTAAGCCTTCACCACCATCTATGGTGATTGTACCCATAGAAATAATATTACCGCCTTTATCCGCTACAACCCCCAGATTGAACAGTGTCATATTTCCAGAAAAGGTATCAACCGATGCTGAGTAATAGAATGATTGATCTGTACCACGCCACCAATAAACTCTGTTCTTATGTGCATGAACACCTTTTAACGTAGCCTGTGATGAACTATCCGATAATGTCAGCGATATATCTGCTGCACTACTGCCATCCCAACTAAACTGCTCTGCACCATTGGCAAATAATGTTCTGCCGTTAAATGCAGCCGTCTGTGATCTGCCATTAGATAATCCTGTTTTTTTACTAACAGCCGAACCAGTGTCAATCTGATACAATGTGCCGTTAGAGCCAATAGCCAGAAGTTGTCTGTTACTACCTGCATTATGTTCAATGAGTGTTTCTACATCTCCAGAACCAATTCCACTACAAAACGATGTATAGCCTTCTCGCAATGTCACCTTTTCCACAGTAGGAAAAAAATTGCTCATTACAATAGCATCAGTTGGTTTCATAAAGTCTACTGAATCACGACTGTTTAACCCACCAAAAGGTGCAGGTATAGAAACTGATTTGACTTTATATCGACTTGCCGATTTTAAAGGCTGAAGCATTAACTGCTCACTCCATAATTGCCATCATTTAAATTGTAGCTGTAAGGTGAAACAACTAATCTTCTAGCATCATCCATGCTTAATAATGGTGCTGAACCCTGTGAGGCTACAGCCTGTCTAACCTCTAATTGATATTGTCTGTAATCTTCTGCGTAATCTAGCCCATGACTGCTTTTAAAACGCCATGTAAGACCCATTTCCATTAGATATTCTGGTAATATTCCTGTGTCTGTATCTGCCGCCCATGCAGCTTGTCCAGTACCACCAGATGTCTGGCTGTAAAAGGATGATACATACTCAAATCCTACTGTCTGTGTTGATGATGGTGTAGGGTCTATTTCAAACTTTAATGCATTAGATGCTGCTTTTAATCTAAACTTCTCTGTCGTACCAGATGATGCAGTTCCATGATTTTGCAACTGATACTGTGCAGGTGTCATTGGCCCTGTAAATATATCGTTATCTGATCGGTTATACGCAGTCTCATTTACCAATCTGTCAAAGTCACTTGGCAATGCATAAGCAGCCGTACCACTTGATGTGCTGAAAGTATGTTCTTTTAATAAGATAGGCCATGCTGTTGTTTTCATTAACTGCGTACCTTCTCTCTTTGCTAAAGCGAGTAATTGCCTTGCAATGGGATCGGTGTTGTCAATTACTGTTACTGGTCTTTCAAAACCTGTAAAATCAGCAACATTCTGGCATATCGTTAAAAGGCTCATTTTGTTTCTTTCTTCTCAACAACTTTTAATTTTGGTTTGGTTGCATTAGCTTTCATGTGCAACTTAGCTATTTCCTGTAATTGGATATAGACATCGCCCATAATCTCTAATTCTGTTACTTTGGCTTTTGCCAGTGCTTCTATTGTTTCAATACCTTTGACTTCTAACTCAACTCTTTTGTCCTCAGAAATACCTGGTAGTTTTACTAACTCTGTTCCAACAACAGGTTTCTTTTCTTTTTCTTTATACAATGCCCATGCTTTAGGAAATCTTTGTATATCCTGCGGTCTAACTGTACTTTCAAAAACATCTCTTGATTCTACAATCGGTATGCGTACAAAATCTCGCATCTCACCATTGAACATCTTTTTAAAAAATAATACTTTCATATACTCCCCTTAAATAAGTAAGAGAGGCAAGTTGCCTTGCCCCCCTATAAATTGTCTTAGAATGGAAAATCACAGATGATTTCTTTATCTGAGATATCGCCTGCTATCGCACATCCGTGACTTACGTCATCAGCAATTACATCCAACGTGCCATCCGCACTGCCCGTCGGAGTGAGAATATCCCCATCAGCACCCGCTGTTAACGCAATAGTCATTGTGGCTGCACCCTTAATCTGAATCCATCCAAACTGTAAATCAGTCATTACAGCCTGCAAAATGCCTGCTCCAATCTCTACAGAATCTGACAAATCAGACGTTACAACGTTATTTTTATATCCATCTAACGTGTAATAATAGCAAGCTTCACCTGCTACTGCGGCTGTTCCGACTGAGCCAGTGTCATACTGAATATACTTATACAACTTGGTTGGTGAATCAATCACTGCCCCATGCTGCCCAAGTTTAAATTCAGCAGTGTCACTAACTGAAGTTGGGTCAATACCCAATACTGGTACAAAACTCATATAATAATACCTCCTATATTAAGTATGTAAAACGCCTTGCAGACTTCTGTTAGAACAGGTTAAATTACCTGCCCATAGCATCGGTACGACTACATATATATTCGCCTAAAATCGCTAATTTTAGACCGCTTTCGCTGCTTATAGTTTCCTATAAGATTAGATCATATCTTCAACCATTTTCATGGTGCTGACCGCTTCGGAACGCTTGTCCCTACTTCCTTTCGGAATGATCGTTGCTCTTTCCTCTTTCGAGGCTTAGATCAGGATTATCTTCAACATTACTTGTTAAGACTTCCCCTGAGTTCAATCAGTTTCAATTACAAATTACTCTGTAACGGCCCTAGTGTATCGTTAAGGCATCTTGGTTAACAGACTGTCGCTGATCGCCAGGTACAAAATCTCTACCTGCCGCAGTTTCCAATCTTAGATAATTGGTGTTTAAGAAATACATTCGACTTGCGTCACATGATGAGTCAAAAACCACATCGGAATTCAAATATTTAACGCTAGTAAAACCTAAATCAGCCATTCTACTATCTGAAACTCTTTGCAGAGTCTGTAGAGTAGATAAGAATGTTGTATAAGGTGTATTTCCACAAACGATTAAGTCTGGTGCATCTGTACCTCTAACAAGGGCAATATATTGTGAATTCATATCTGCCTGAATGTTAGTTGTACTAAACGCATTAGAAGTTGCTGTAGTGTTTGAATTCTGCCAGAAAGTATATGTAGAACTATTAATTCCACCTACTGTTCCTGTGCCTGCATCAGCTACTAATAACTGAAGTCCACCAACTTCTTTAGAAGAAGTACCTGTTCCATCACTAAATAATGATGTTGCAAGTGTGTTCTCCATTGATTTTTCCAGTACGCCAATTCTTGACTCTAACAAATTAATAATAGCTTCTGTTCCACTATTCTTTATCTGTTCTAATCCAGAAATTGTAACTGAACCTGCCAATTATGTTCAACTGAAGTCGTTAATTTCAGTCCGCTTATTAAGCTGCTATATGTTTCCATATAGATCAGACTATATCTTCATCTCATTACTGAGAGCCATGCACTTCCACCCACTTGGGTGTACTCGATTACTCGATAGTCGTTGCACCTTACCATTTCTGGTCTTGGATCAGGATTACCATATCTTTCGACTTAGGCTTCCCCTGAGTTCACATGGTTACAACTGCTCATCACTAAGCAGCGGCTCGCATATTTTCAAGCTGTTTGTAATCAAATGTTGCACTTGTAAGTACATCAGCTGGCGAAGTGTCTAGCACCTCGTAACCGTTATAGAACGCCACTGTTCCATTTGATGCGTATTCTAATTCTCTTACGATGTCTCGACCTGTTACAGTTGTCATGTTTCCACGCTCTCTCATTCTGTTTAAAAGAGGGTTATGGTTAGTGACATTGTCTGAAAGACTTTTTGATCGATTGCGTAAGGTTGTCGTAATTATTTCACTCAGATTTGGAGTTGCCATAATTTTAAGCTCCTTTAGCTAATTGTTTTAAAGTTAAATCGATTGTTTCACGAACACTCATGCCACTGGAAACTGCTTCTACAGCAGGAGTTGCACTGCCTCTGACTGTTGACCTTTGTGCTTTCTTCGCCTTTTTAACTGCATCAGTTTTCACTGTCTGCTGAGTTTTTTTAGTAGCGTAGTTATCAAGCATTTCTTGTCGCAGTTTAGGATCGGCATAGACTGCCATATCATAAGCGGTAGGTAAATCTTTGGCATCATTACTATTAATTAATGCACCCATACGATTGCGTACTGCCTCAAAATGAGGGTACTTTACATTACCGCTTTCATCCTTCTCTGCTGCAAACTGGTCAATTAAAGACTGTGTGCTTTGCTGTTGCATATTTTGTTGCTGTGTTTGTTGGTTTTGTATAAAGCCTGACAACTGGGCAACCTGCTGTTGTAGACTTTTAATCTGAGGATCAGCGTATTCATCTTCTGTAGCTGTGTCATCATTGACTGCTGTTAGATCAACACCATAAGATTGTGCAAGCCATTTTAGTGCCTGCTTTGGGTCTTCCCTCAAATACTTGTGTGCCGCCAGTAACTGTCTTGTTGCTGCGACTTCATCCATGCCTGCCCTTTGAAAATCATCTTTGAAAGGGCCGTAAATCTCATCTAAAGCCTCATTGCGTTTTTTGTATTTCGCCAGGCCTTGTGTTTTCTTGGTGTAGTCAGATTCCATTGCATCATATCTTTCTTTAAATAGATGCTGTACCTCTGGCTGCCAAGAATCAAACTGTTCTGAAAAGTCTTTAGGCCAATGCTGTGGTGCTTTTAAGGCCTCTAGTTCTTTTGCTTCTTCCTGTTGTACTTCTTCCTGCTCATCACTATCTTCTGCTTGTTCTTCAGACTCTTCGGCAGGTTGTTCTTCTTCTTTTGTTTCTTCAACCTTTTCATCGGTATTATCATCGCCAATTAATGCGTTTGATATCTGATCTCTTAATGACTGCTTTTGCTCTTCTGCTGACTCAGAGTTATCCTGAGTGCTATCGATTTGCGTTTGTTCTTCCATTATTAACTTCACCTCCATTAGTGCCTAGTTCAACAAGATTGTTGCGTTTTAAAAATTCTCTGTGTTGCCGTCTGCCACCTATCCACTTCATATCCACAAGGTTCTGATATGGCTCAATGTCGCTGACTAGCTGTAATCTTTTCTGCATAATAGTTTTCTTTTCCACTAGTTTTCCATTTTGCATGACGTATGTCTTTCTCATTAGAATCCATAGCCTCTTCTTTGATTACCTGACAGATTGCTTTCTTTTCTAACTTTATCTATTGCTGTAGTATCTGTTCTGTTTACTTTCTTCTCATCATCTCTACTGCTGTTATCTTGCTGAACAAGCGTATTGATTGCTTTTTCAATAGTTTTCTTTAAAGAAATAGATTTAGGTTTAGGTTTAGGGTCTGAGTCTGGTCTTTTAGCTTTTACAGTACCACCTTCTTTGGCAGTCACTGTGCCACCACGCTTTGCCGTTACTGATCCTTCGTCTTTTTGTACAGGTTGTAGTTCTGTAAACTCTTCAAATCCATCTGACTCTTGCACATTAAAACTACCAGTTTGCAATTCTGTAAATTCTTCTGGAGATGTTTTGCTTTTCAATGCTTCAGCTAAGTTTTTCTTAAAGACATCATTAGGATTAAATGAACCAGTTGCAGTCTGTGCTACTCCAAAAAGACCTGGAGGCTGTCCATCATATTTTCCACCAGATGATATTGTATCTGACAATGACATTGAACCTTGCTCACCAAAAGGCGTACCATCTAACTCATTTGCATAGACATACCAATCATTACCATTCCATTTAGCTTTTGGTTTTAGTCCTGCTGCAACAAAGGCATCAAATTCTTTTTGGTGCTGTGTATTCCATCCAGTTGGTGCGTTACCACTGACTGTCTTTCCCCCAAACAAACCATCAGTAAGAGAAAGATCAGAGAGAGTATCAAAATCCAAACTATCCCCTTCATTGATGTCCATACCATTGAAAAAGCTCTGTTCTCCACTATCTTTCACCTCCTGAAACGCAGGCTCTGTAGCCTCTGTTGCTTCGGTTGTAACTTCCCCATCTTCTGTTGCTTCACCCAATGCACCTCTTGTACTTAACAGGTTAATGAGTGTACCCTGAGCATAACCTCTGGGAGTGAAAAGGTTGTTTTGCCCAGAGTACTCATAATAAGGTGATGGCAGTAATGACAAAGGGTCATTAGGGTTCTCACTGAGAACTGAGGGAAAATAATTTTTTATAGCCATTATCCTGCCACCAACTTAGCCTTTTCTATTTCTAGTTTTTCCTGTTTCTGCTGTTGATCAACTTCTGCTTTTTGCTGATCTAACTGCAATCTTGCAACTTTCACCTGTGCATCTGCCGCAGCAGAATCTGTCTGTGCTTTAACCTTTGCAGCTTCTACCTCTACCAATTTGTCAGTTGGTGATGGCCCTTGCTGCGGTTGTTCCAGTGCTTCTAAAGATTCTTCTAACTCTCTTGCACCAGGAAACGCTTTTGCTGCAAATAACAACATCTGTTTACCCTGTTCAAAGCCGATAGCACCTGATTGTACCAATGGCCCTAATGCCTGCATAAACTGTACTGTTGCTGTTAAAAACTCAGTCCTTTGTTTTTGGTCTACTGCCTGATCGATTGCAGAAGATTCATCGGTATCAATTCTGACCCTGAAACATCTCATTCTGTCATCTGTCATTACAGCGACCATCTCTGGTGTTACTTCTAAAGATGTTACTTTCTGCAAGACTTCTGGCTCTAAGTTCTCGACAAGCATTTCACCTTTCATTTCCATGATTTGATCTACAAAACGCTCTACTTCTCTTTGCCTGTTGACTAATCTTAATGAACC